AGGATATCACCCTGGGCGCTGAATATCGCCGGCGCGGTCAATTCCATATTACCCTTGATTTGCTCGTTCAAGTCTGTATTCGATACAATTCGCCCTGTATTCCACGTTATTGGCGCTGTCCATCCCATGATTAATTCCCCCCTTTAATATGCCAGTCTTGTCGATGTTCCTAATGCTGAGGTCCCCAGGACCCACCAATCGCTGAATTGCTCGGCCCAGCTTAATAAAAGCGTCACCAGGTGCAGCCGGTTATTGCTGATTGTGTGGGATATTCCTTCGATAAAAAAATCGGAGTTGATCGCCAGGTTGGCATTATTTGCGGCCACTATTGTCACCCGGTCGGATATGTTTCGATTAATCATTTCATTAAGGGAGTTCTGGTCCCGGTTGGCCACAAATGTCAGCTTTAACATCGGCGTGGGATCCTTATAAATTGCGATATTGAACTTCCCCCAATTCGCGGCTTCCGCGGTGGTTGGGATAAACTTGGTCTTGCTGGGCCATGTGCGTTCACCAAATGCGGTTTTGCTGGTGGCGTCGCTTTCCTGGATTGTTACCGGATCGTTGGCCAATGTCCCCGTCCCCCTGGCTTTCAATAGCGTAATATATGCCGTTGACGTGGCGTTATTGGTCAAGGTGATTGACATGGTTTCGCTGGACTTGCTGACCGATATGCCGATAGATGACGTCAGGTTGGTCCCACTGCCATCAGCTGCGGTGTTGGCGGTCATGTCTGTCGTTGCTGCCACGGTTGTCCAGGCAGTCACCCCCACCGCGTTGGACGCTGACGCTTGGGTTGGATAACGGGCGATGTATGTGGCGGCTAACCCCGGTTCAATACTCGGGGAATTTGCACCGGATTCGCTCAGTGTCCACAACGTCGCGATGCTGGCCGTGGTAGTTGTGATTATCTCGGTCTCAAAAATATTAAAAATATGCGGGACCGGGTCGTCCTGGCTGATGGCCTGATAGACCCGGGCGGCCCCATCTGCATCGGAAAACGTGGCCTGACTGGTCAGCCTCGCCCCGCTTAATCTAAAATGGCGCCCTTCAAAGTCGATTTTCCCATCCTTGCTTTCGTGGATAAACCCGGCTTCGGTGGCCTGGACTTCCTGTAATGCCGGGACTGCATAGGTCGAATCAATCCAGTACCGGTCGATCGTAGTCTTGCCAGTATCAAGGGTCCGGTAGCTGCCACCAGCTGGCCATCCAGCAGCGTCCAGGATGTCATCGACGACCTGGTCGGTTCGTTGACTTGTAACCATTGGAACATTGATCTGGTCAAGGTTGATATATCCGAGTGGCCCGGTGGCTTCAATTGTTACGGTTGAATCGCCGCCCGCCTTAATTGTTGGCGTAATCTTGGTCAGGAAGCCACGCCATACCGGTTGATCGGTCAGGCTGGCGCTGCTGGCTAATAGTCGAACCGGGCGCCCTGGTAATAGGTTTCCATATAGCGGCGAACTGGAATTAAAATAGGAATAGTCCCCGGAGCGGTTATCTATAACTGCCCGAAGGGTTCCAGCCTTGGCGTTGCCCGTCAGCTGGGAAGCCCTATCCCGGCCGCTGTTGGTCTGAATAGATCTAACGCGCCCCATGTCCAGGGAATCCCCTGTGTCGGTGAAATCCCCGTCATTGTTCCAGTCTATTTCTACTTTATAACTTGCAACTACCATAATTAGGACCTGGCCAAAATGCCCGAGAAGCCTCCACCGAGGACAGAATCCCTGACGGCTGCCGTTACTCGTTGCTCGAAGTCTTCGGTTATTATGTCGCCGTTAACCGTTATATGGACGTTAATTCCACCAGCCCCGGAGCGGTTCAAGGGAATCACGGCTTCCGGTCCCGATTCCCCGATCATGGCCAGGGTTGGACGCCTGACGATGCCGCCATTTGCCATTCCCGTCACGGCTCCGGAAAACATGGTCGCCGCCGCTATTAAATCCGGTAGCTGCACGTTCTTTATAAAACCATATTCCCCAGGATATTGGGCCGGGTTCAGTTTTTTCAATGCGTCCATCTGTTCTACAATGCGGCGGTCAGCGGTGGATTGGATGCGCAAAATTTCGTTCGTACTCATGTTAGGCAATCGCTGAATATTCTGGGCCATACTGGTGGCAAATTCGTTTTGCCGTCCAGCGAATCGTGGGTCTTTTGTATAATCAGCGCTTTCCATAGCCGATACGGTCCCCAATGATTTCATGGATGTCCCCACCGTGTTCAGCGCTTGCTGGGCGTCTGATGCCATGTCCAGGAAGTTTTTACCGGTTGCCGCTGTAAACTTAGCAAATACACCCTTTATATCATCGGCGGTTATGCCGGCATTAATTAACCGCTGGGTTATTAAATCCGTACTATCGCCGGTTAATTTCGCCCATGCCGTTACAACGTCCCCCATATCAGCGCCCGATTCCTTCCAGGCAATCGTTGTCTTGTCCATACTCGCGCGGATACCGCCCCAGCTTTCTTCCACTGACGCCCGCGTATCTTGCATGGCTTCCAAAAAGGCCATTGCTTCGGCCTGGTTATCCATGATCCTTTGAACCGAAGCGTCCTGGTGTATATTGGACCATTTGCGCTCATAGTCAGCGCGGTCCTTTAATCGCTGCGCATCAATGTCCTTTTCTTTTTTGCGCTGGTCCAGCATTTGATTGATGGCAATGGTACGCAGCCGCTGATTATGGGTATTCACGAACTCGCCCCACGATAGTTGCGTTTTTGCGCTGGTTTCGGCAGCTTCCCCCACCATTGAATAGCTTTTCCCGATCTGTTGATTATTCCCGACAACAACTTCCGCGGTTTCTGTTGACGTGGTTTTTGATTCCTCCGCGGCCGCTTTTTCATCAGCTACTTTTTGCACCAATGCGTCGGTGGCTTCCACCTGGGCGTCCCTGGCGCGTTCGGTCGCTTCAATCTGTTGGTCAATCCCTTCCACGGCGCCGCGCATGGTGGGGATCAGGGCAGCTATTGCCCGCGCCCATTCAAGCAAAACCAGTTTTCCTTCCAGTAACTTTGTTTTGAGATATCCCAGGGTAATCCGGAAGGCTGCCACAATTGTGTCCCAATGCTTAAAAACAAGAATTATCGCGGCGATGGCTGCCGCAATGCCCAAAACTATCAAGGTGATCGGACCCATCGCAATGGATAACGCCCCAAAGACACCCGCTAAAATTCCAACTGATGTCACCAACGTCGGAAGAATCAACAGCAGCGGCCCAATAACCAGCAAAACGCCGCCCAAACCCGCCGCGAATACCGCGATAGTTTTAGTCAGGCCGGGATTTTCTTGCGCCCATTTTGTTACGTTGCGGATTAAGTTGGTGATTGGTGGCAATATCGCTTCCAACGCTGGCAATAATGCCCGGCCAAATTCTTGCCCCAGGTCCCCGGTTTCGTTGCCTAATTGGATGATCGGGTCCGCGGCGGCTTGAGCCTGGCCACCGACCGCGCTCATTACCTTGGCTAATCTGTCCCCGAATTGTTCGGTTTTTTCAAAGCTGACGCCCGCAGATGTCGCGTTATTGGTTAAACCAGCCAAGGCCCGGCCCATAGATTCGGCCACCGTAGTGGTCGACTTGCCCGATTTTGCGGAAGCGTCCAGGACCGCCGGCAATGCTGCCAGCGCCTTTTTTTCATCCCCCAACACCGTGACTAATTGAACTAGGACTTCCCGCTGGACTTCATCGCCGAAATTGGTGGACCGTTGCGTGGCTGCAATCTGTTTTTCAATTGCCACGCTGGTGGCCGCATAGGATCCCCCCACGTTCTTCAACGCCTGGTCAAGTTTGGCAATGCCGATGGCTTCAGCCTGGGCGCTTTTGATCTGCGTGGCAGCCAACGCCGTCAACCCGCCACCGATTGCCGTCATGCCAATGGCAATTTTCTTCCGGTGCTTTTCAAAGCTGGAAGCCATTTTCCCGAAGCCAGTTTGAACTTCCTGGATTCCCTTTACGGCTCCAGAACTGTCCGCACCTATTCCAATCGTTACATCATTAGCCATTCGACCCTTCTTCTGCCGGGTTTCCTTCCTGTACTATTGCCAAGGTCCGAAGCACCGTTGCCGGTTCATCCAGCAGCTGCGACGGTAAACATCCATACCGCTGGCATATCCCGTCAATCAGTTCCGCTTCTTCCAGCGCCCAGGGTTTGCGAACTACTCGGCCATCTCGGTCGATAGCGCCGCCAACGCTTCGATATCGCCTGATGGCGCTGCTAAATTTTCAGTCACCCCGGAAACTTCTTCCACCCATTCGGCCACGATCTGCATGGCCATCTGTAATGGAATCAACATCATACCTTCACCGTTGGCCGGTAATGGGTCGCCGTTGGGATCTTCCAGGTTCCATTCTGCCAGGGCTTGATCCCCGAACAATGTGGCCATCGCTTCCTGGTCCTCAGCTTCCGCGGCCCGTCTCAATTCGCCATAATAGCGCATTGATACATTCAACCGGCACCGAACCCACGCCCCTTCATATGATCCGGTCAACGTGAACCGGACCAGTTCTTCGGGTATGCGAAAGCCGCCGCCGGTTTCCTTTTTTATAGCTGATTTATTTCCATTCACGGTGGTCATTTATGCCCACGTTGGGACGGCGCCACCGGCGAGAAGGCCGGTTACTGACCAGGTCAATGACCCATCAGTTCCGCGGCTTAACGGGTAATCAGTGAAAAACACTTCGGCCGCTAATACTTGCCCGGATACCGTATTCGTTGCGGTCCTGGCCACGCTGGTGGATGGGACGGTCTTGAATACATCGTGGGACATATTGCTGGAATCGTTGAAAATTCCACTATATGCAAAACTTAAATCAGCAAGCAGCAGCAGCCGTTCCCGGGCTGACTTGTCCAATCCGGTGATATCTGATTCTTCCCTGGGCGTTGCCATGTCCACCGACACAATATCATTTGAAATAGTCCGGGCGCTTCCACCCGAATCGTCGATCGCGACGGTCATTCCTAACCCTGATTCCTTAGCCATTTCTAACCCTCCTGATTTTGTATAGTGTTTCGTTCATACCTTCCAGCCATTCCGGTCCGCTCAGTGACCGGCTATCGCAAAGAAAAACCGGGTCCCGTTCCACCGGGTTTCGGTGGCTGTCAGTCATACCGTCAAAACATTCTTGACCAGGTGCGAATATAAAATCTATAAACCCCGGTTTGTTTCGTTCTTCCCGGTATTCCTTCCCCAGGCGCCGCATATACTCCGCAGCGTCGCTATTAATTGGAACCGTTGTTTTCCAGCCGTTCCAATATTTTGCACAGTTATATTCGATACAGGACACCAACTGAAAATGTGTCGCGATTGGTCGAACAACTTTCCAATGGGTGAAGTTATTGTTCATAGGCTGACATCATCCTGGGCAGTGCCGCGCCTGATTGTCAACACAATTACCGCGTTGCTAAATGTCCCCGTGGTATTTACTCTCAAATAACGTTCGGCGGCCCCGCTGGACGTCACGCGTTCAGTAGTGGCAGCGCTGGTTGTGGAAAAACCGACCACATTGACAAAAGCATCGCTGGAACCATTGTCGGATGATTCCTGGACCGCTACCGTTACCGATCCGCTGGCAATACTTACAACGTGCAGATAAGCCACCAATCCATTGGATGTGGCGGCGCCGTTGTCTACGCTGGCAGTTGCGCCCGCGCTGGAATGGGTATCCGACCCGGCCGTCAATAGAACGCCCCAATCCGGGGCCGTTCCCGTTGAATTGCAGTTGACGTCAAAGGTCAGGCTTCCATCGGTCCCACGGGTGCCGTTATAGTCAATCTGTTTTGCTACCATGCTGACGGCGGGATCCCCACGGGTTCCACTCATTAGCCAGGATACCTGGACGTCAGCGGTAGGCAATCCAGACAATGCCGCGTGTTCCTGTCTGGTTGCGTCGTTGAAGTATGTCGTAAAGGATATATTGCCATCAGCCAGGCCCAGGATGCGTTCATGGGCTGACGCGTTGATGGCCGTGACGTCAAGGGCTTCCCGTGGCGTTGCCATCGTTCCAATGCTGGCCACGTCCCCTGATAGGTCGTAACTTGATATATAAAATTCTTGTCCTAACCCGCTGCGTTTTGCCATCTTTCACCCCTTATGGTGTAATCGTTATTTCGCCGTATATGTGCATCTCAAATGGAACCGTTAAACTTCTGTAAAAAGCGTCCCCGACTTGTTCTATTTGCACCGAACTCGCGCCCACGCTGGAATCGGTAACATTGCCGTCCAGGTTGGCGTCGCTTCTCAGCTTGGAATCTATGTTGACCGCTGCATCCCAAATATCCAACTCAATGGCTTCCTGGACTGCCCGGGATGATTGCAGCCGCCAATAGGCCCGGACCATGATGGTCGTCGTGCTGCCTATGTCCCCCAGGGTCTGGTGGTTATCTATACGACCATTGACCCAAAAACAAACCACCGGGGTCCCGGCCAGCGCTAATGGTTCGGCCCTGATGACCCCCACGAAGGGCGGGTCAGTAATCTCGGACAGTAGCGCGTCAATTCTGTCTAATGCTCCGCTTCTGCTCACGGTTTCATTCCTGTATTCAATAGGTCAATGATTGGCTGCCCGATGTATTTGTCCCCCAGCTGGACCGAATTGCGGTTAAGGTCTCGCTTGGTGTTTGCAAACATCCCATATAATGCTTCAACCTTGGAAGCGTATTCGATATCCTTCCCACCAGTTGGCCCGCCGGTATCGACCCGCGTCTTATTATTTGATACAAATCTGGCAAACACATGATTCCGAAGGTTCCGGGTATATGCGCCGTGTCGCTCCGAAGGCGTGGATGCTAAATAGGCGCTTTTCGTTCGGGGTCCCCATAGTTGTTCCTTGACCTTGTTGGATCCTTCCAAAATGGCAATATCTAACAAGCCATTATTTATAATCGGCTGCAAATGGCTGAGTAATTCCGGGTCAAACATTGGCCCGGTAGTTTTTATAATTACGTTAAATGAATCCCTGGCCATTAGAAAATCACCCCGCCGGATGTCGCCGTTGCGCGGTAATCGTCAAGGGTCATCAACACCGACCGGACCTCCGATTCGCTGGTTGTCATTGACGCATCCCCGCCGCCAATGGTCCCGCCCGATCCCATGTCACGGTTGCGGAACATGATCTTTCCAATATCAAGACACGCCTGGATAACTAACGGCGGGTAATCGTAGCGGTATGCACTGGCCCCACCCGAATGGGTTGCCGCCGTTGTACCGTTAACCCCACGTTCCACAGTCAATGTATTGCCACTAATACTGGTTATATACATCTGCTCGCTATCTATAAGGATTGTCTGCGCCGGGCCAAAATTGGTTCCACTGGTAACGCTGACCGATGTGCTGGTAGTAGATCCCACGGCGTCCGCAGTAGTCACCAGGATGGTGTTGTTGGTGTATCCCCACTCCCCCAGGATGGTCAACGTTTGCTGGCCAGCGTCCAGGGT